GCAAATTTAGGTCCTATTACGCAAGCAGTCCAAGCTACGATGCGGTCCCTCGGAAGTGGTTCCTGGGATCTGCAAAAATCAGACTTTGGTCCTTTGGAAATCAAATGGGAGCATACCATACTAGTGAAGCCCAACAAAGAAGTTATCTACTGCAAAGAATTGAGAACGTTCAAATCTCTTACCACGATGCTTGAGGATGTGCACGGAGTAGCTATGATACGCGATCTTCGCATCAACGTCACCTTCACTGAATTAGGTCAAACAGTTGCAGTGGGTATGAGCGCAAAGAATGTCACAGACGCCAATTTGTTTGGCCTATACAAGAACTGTGTCACCAAGATGAGCGCAACCGCAGGGGCCATGCCTTTGGGTTCCCATGATCTTGAGTTGCCAAATGTCGAAGCGTTCAGTTACCAAGTGTTAGGGACTCCCATAAACACAAAGCCTGCTTTCTTCAACTACTACGTCAAGACACAAGCGAATGGCCCAGTCCTTTTGACGCTAACAGCAAATTTGGAAATATGGGGTACCAAACTTATGCGTTCAAGTTTTCAAGCGGCTTGACAACGGGTTCAAATCCCGCAGCCGTTGCACCCAACGCACCAACGCCACCAGCGCCAATTGTGAATACTCCTAGCATGCCAGGATCGCTACCTGCTACGAATGCTTTGAATACACCAGTTTCGCAAAGTGCGCCACTAGATCATCCTAAGAGTCAAGCAGGTCCGCCTACAACACGTGTGCCGATTACGGCCTCTGTTACTAAACCTCCAGTCAAAATTGCGGATTATGCTAAACTTAAAGGCTTGAATGTGGTTGGGGATGATGACAAAGAACGTCCTATACTCATATACGAAAAAGCTGCGGACGGATCATATCCAGTCTACGTCAAGACGTCAGATGGCAAGAAACACATGCCTCCTGAGGCAGTCTGCAGTAAAATTAGGAGCAAAGTTACCCACTATGGCTCCGTAAGATTACAAGGCGATCCTAGTGATTTCGATCTACTATGGGATGCCAAACAATGGAAGTAATTCCTCATGAAACAAACAAAACAAATACCCACTACAAGAAGTGGAGGGCTTACACG